GCGATGCTCTCGTCCCTTGCGGACCAGCCATGGCCGTAGGTCGCCCAGCCCGCATCGTGTTCATAGGATGCTAGCCGCTCGGCTTTGAAGGCCTCCAGCAGAGTGACCGGGTTGTGGATCTGAACGGCAACGATCGTCATCGGCCCGATATTGCCGTCCTGCACGACGCCGGCGGCTCCCTGGAGCCAGCGGGTCGCGTGGCCGACGCCTTGGTTCACGCCGCAGTCGAAGGTCATCAGGTTGACGCCGGCGGGAAGCTGGTCGCCCGCAATGGGGTGCCAGTAATTGGCGCGATAGATGGCGAGCGCCTCATCCTCTTGGAGGTTCATCACGTCCGACGCGACGCACGCGTGGCCGCGGTAGGCCGAGAGCGCCGCGAGGGTGACGCCGAATTTCGTTGGCCCACCCGGATCGTGGGGCGAGTTCGTGTATGTGCCGAAGCCCTCCTTCTGCAGCACGACGGCCACGCAGCGGGCGAACTCCTGGTCCGGCGTGAGGTTCATTACGCCGCGCCCCCGCCGGCCTTAGCGATTGTCGCGCGGAGCACGTTGCCGATGCCGGTCGGCGCGTTGAGCGCGGTCGCCAACGCCCCGATGATCGCGCCGACGGCGGTGTCGTTCTTGCCCTGCCACGCCAGCAGGACGGCCACGATCACGAGCCCGACCACGATGGCCAGCGCGACGATCAACTGGCCGTTGGCTTCGGCGGCCGGCGGCGCGACTTCCGGTGTGGTGCTGGTATCAGTCATGGTGGTCTCCCCGATCAGCCCGTTGCGGCCTTATACGTCGCCACGAGCGCGCCTACAACGAAAGGCGACAGGATGGCGATCAGCTTGAGCCCGAAGAACACCGCAGCGCCTAGGCTTCCGAAGGCGACGGCGCCCTTTGTCAGGGCCTCGCGTTGCGACATGAGCGCGATGGGCTTCCCGGTCGTGCGTCGAGCCTCTTTGCCTTGCGGCTCGTGATCGTCGGCGCGGATGTTGAAGGCGTTGATGATCAGCGACTGGGTCGCCTTCATCTCTTCCTGATTGTTCCTGATGCCCGGCAATGCGTCGGCGATCCCCATGACGCTATCGCTGACGCTCTTGATCTGGCTCGACAGGATGATGTTGTCGCTCAGCGCCTTTGCCCGGTAGTCGTCGAGACACTGGTGCAGGTCGGTGATGCTGTCCGCCAGGTCTTTGTTCGTCGGGTTCTCGGGCAATTTCCTTACCGCTGACATTCACGCCCCTCTTGGAAACTCGTCTTGGCCCCGGCCGGTTCGCCGAGGATGCTTTACACGGCCCGCGCGCACAAGGGCCGCTGTGGCGCATGGGTCGGTCATGGATGTCTCCGGGGATTAGGCCGCTAGGTCATAGGGGCTCAGCTATACGAAAATGACAGCGAGGTTTCCGTAACGATGCCCCCGAGGTACTTCGGCTCAATCCCAACGGCCAAACCATTGAAATACTCGGTGTTAGCCATAAGGCCTTGGGAGACTAAATACCCAAATATGCCCTTGATATCTATTGAACCCGAGGTGAAATCGGCGTGGCTTTGGAGGAGCGCCAAATTGTCGGCACCCGAATGCGCGATGCTCCAGACGTTTCCCTGGCCGTCCGTGTAGGTTCCTACCTGCGTTGCCCCGCTGAAGAACGACAGGCAGAACGCAGGACAGTGCTGAAAAACCTCTAGCTCATGCAGGTTCCCAGAATTATCGTTGGGGTTCAGCGTCGTAAAAATGTCAGTGATGAAGTCATACCCGGCGACCGTAGTGCCACCAAAAGATTGCGTCACCGACTGCGTGAGCGTGTTTATGGCGCTAATCTGTTTTGCGGTTATAGGGTTACTTGACGTGGTAAAGTCATAGTCCCCGTATATTACTTCCATGAACCCGCAGACGTTATTGCTGCATCCAGTGGTATTGTTGGGCCATTGGGAATGAAGCACCGTACCGTTCGGGAATGTGGACGGCGTGATGTTCGTCATGTCCCAATAGTCAGGCCCGCGATTGAGCACCCCGGCGCGGAACGGCGCGTTAAATGCTCCATAGGCCCCGCTGGAATACAGATGACTGTCCCCAATGGTGTACGGTGCTCCGGCGTGGACCCACGCATGGGCTGAGGACGCGAAGGTGAGGGCCAGACCTAAGGCGGCCAGTAGAGTGCGCATCACGTCGTTCCATCTATGTATTTGATGTCAGCCTCATTGAGGTTGGTGGGCACGGTCGCCGTGCCCGGAACTTGGCTCACGGTCTGTGTGGTGTTGTCGCTGAAGGTATAGACGTTGCTGTTACACCCTGCTGGCTGGGTAAAGGTCACGACATCAGCCGCCCGCGTGATCGCACCGGTTGTGGTAGCGATGTAGGAAGTCGCCTTTGAGCCGGCCTCCATCTGAACGCCGTAGATACCCTCGACGGCGGCGGCGCTGACATTGTTGTAAATGAACACCGCCTGAGAGCCCGACGATCCGCCAGCAGTAATAGTTTTCGAATAGCGAACGGCACTAGATGTCAGAACGGTGGATGGCGTGCTTGAAACGGAGCCAATCTGAAACAGAAGCTTTGCGCCGCCGCTAATCGTGTAGGCCCAGATAGACAGGGTGTAGGCCTGACCGCTGGTGACCGAATAATTCTGTTGGATGGACCCAAAGCCCGTTCCATTAGTCAGAGAAAAGCCGTCCAATGTTCCGTCCGGTGACGTAAAAGCACCGGAGGCTACTACCGCGCTGGAATTTGCAGTCCACGGTGAAGTCCCGAACCCGTTGGACCGGTCAAGAACATTGGTCGCCGCCGGTTCGACAAGCAAGTTCGGCCCAACGCCACCCACGTAATCGAAGCGGGCCACATTCGTAGAAGCCGTTGTGAGGGCGCCCCCAGAATTCAGGTAGCTCCCGTTCGACGCACGGGACAGAGAGGCTGTCCCCAGCGATCCCGTCGTAAAGTCTATCCGCGTGAAACCGCATGATGCGGTCCCTTGAACGTAAGTCCCTGGTCGAAACGATGGCATGTAGGGGTAGAGCGGACCAGCAAATGCCGGGGCGCTCGCGCAGAAGAGATATGCGACCGCGACCAGAAGCCGCGCTACATATTTTAGGGTGCGGTGTATTGGATGCATGACACCACCCCCGCCGCCCCATAGGCTGTGAATGCGTTGGTCGAGCCAACTGGCGGTATGTAATCAGTTCCCGCTGCAAGCGCCTCATAGTCAGGCGTTGTGCCAGCGGTGGTTCCGACCGCCGCCTGTGTGAGCGTGCCGCCCGTTAAGCTGATGCCGACTCCAGCCGCTGTGAAATAGACCTCGGTAGCAATGACGTTGGCCGTTGCAGGGCAAATAGTAGTAGACGTGTTGGCCGTAAGGTTTGTCTTGGTGATGACCTTCGTTCCGGTTCCTGAGCGCGGCGGCCGAAGAGAGCCGTTAGCATCCGTAGATAGGTCTTGCGCATTCCCGGACTCGTCCTTGCCCATGAACCGCGCTCCCTGACCAGTGGTGGCACTCCCCGAAGTTTCAAGGCCCTGAATGTTAAACGTGCCCGTCCCCGCCACCGTGAAACCTGCGCCAGACAGGACATAGCCGATCACATTCGTCCCGCTAGACAGGGGATCGGTGACCAGTTGAGCAAGGTAATTATTGACCGTGTAGGCGCCAGGGGAAGCCCCGGTTCCGAGGTCGTAGATAGAACCGGCGGGGGCTGAGTTAACCACCACCCCATTCGTTGTTCCTGGGGTGGTCTGGTCTATACCAACTTTGCCGATGATGAAGGAGCCACTACCGATCGACAGCTGACACGTCGCCGTCAGGCCGACCAGGCATTCCGCGCCAGAGACGCCGTCGGTCCCGAACAGATTGACCGCGCCGCCGAGGACATACGCGCCCGATGGCGACTTGTAGTTCGACGGCGTCTGCGGGACGTTCGTCTGGGCGACCGCTCCGACCGCCATCGCGCCCCAGACGACCGCCCCAAGGGCGCCGCGCCAGATGGACCTCAACATGCCGTGACCCCCGATTGGTTTCGCGGAGAGAATGCTTCAAGCGGGTGCGGCGCACAAGATAGCGGTGCGTTCAGGCCGGCGCGTCAAAATCCGGCGCGGCAAATCGGTGAAGTTCAAGGTCACTCGGCAGCTTCGATGCGACCGCAGCCTGTTCGAGGAATCGCCGTGGGTTCGGATGGTTGGCGTTCAGATGGGCCAGCAGGACAAAGAGCGCCTTGGGCGAGATCGTCGTTCGCTTGGTCCGAAACAGCGTCTCCAGGTGCGGCCGCGCGCGCTCCCATGGATGATACGACACCAGCGCCAGGGCTAGGTCGTGTTGGGTCGTCGCGGCAATCGCCTCGCCGTGCAGAGTATTGCGGTTGTGGAAATAGGGCTGCACGGCGATCGCGTTGCAGAGGTATTCCGGGCCGATCTCGGGGTCGGAAAACAGGTGCGCCTCGCCCTCGATAACATCGTCGTCCAGATGATCCTTCAGCCAGGCGCAGACCGCGCACGGCTTGTTGGCGTTGCCGGCCAGCGCGCGGGCCTCCATCGCCTCGGCGTAGTGGTCGCGCAGCGAGGTGTAGAACAGGCGCGTGGTGCGCGTCCGGTGGCCGGCCTGGGCGGTGACCTTGGTGGGGTCGTCGGTCGTGGTGATAGGCATCAGGCCCTCGCGATGATCTGGATGTTGCCGGCGGCGCCGGGCTGATTGCCGTAGGCGGTCCCCGCGCCCCCCTGCCCGGGCAGCGAGCCGGGATTACCGTCGGTCGTATTGTCGGTATAGGTCCCGTTGATGTTCGCCGCGCCGCCGCCGTCCCAGGTGTTGGTCAGGCCGCCGGCGTGGCCGGCGTAGTTGTTCGTGCCGCCGGTCGCCACGGAAGACGCCACGCCCGGAGTCGAGCCGGGCGAACTGTGGCCACTGGGTGCTGTCATCGAGAGGCCGGTCGCCGTGACAGTCGCCGAGATCCCCACGCTGGAAGGCAGCGTATAGGTGAAGACTGTCGTTCCGGGGGTGACCGCGAACGTCAGCTTGACCGCCGTCGCCCCGCCGCCGCCGCCCATGTCGTAGAAGCCGCTCTTCGAACCAGTCCCAGACCCGGCGCCCCCGATGCCCGTGAGCACGACATCGACGTGGGTGTAGGAGCCCGCCGGCAGGGTATAGGTTTTGCCGGCGCCCGCGACGGAATCGTTCAGCAGCGTTGTGCCGGGAGCAGCGCCGCTTGAGGACGCGCCGACCTGAATGCCGGTCGCGACGATCTCGCGGTTCGATGGGTAGCCGTTGACAATGTAGAGCACGGAGACATCGTAATATTGGCTCGGCTGGACCGAGGTGATCTGCTTCTGCGTCGCGAAGTTCGACGACTGGCCGGCACTGATCCAGGCGACCGTGCCGCTGACCCGATAATCGAACTCGATGCCGGTCGCGGCGGGATTGTCGCTGGCGCCCATGATGATGATCGCGGGCGTCGACTGGCCGTTGTTCGACAGCGTGGTTCCAGTCGCCGTCCAGGCCGCCGAACCTGGGCTCGCCGCCGCCGACGGGATGGGGACGAACGAATAGGCGATGCAGTCCGCAAGATCAGTTACGCCCTGACCCCATGCGTTGAACGACTGGAACTTCACGTGCAGCACCTCGCCGGCGCTGACCGCGAGGTAGGGGAACTGGAACACAGCATCGTCGAGCCGCACGAACGGCGCCCCGATGCTGTGCGCGGCGATCGGCGTCCCGCTGAAGCCGCGCCGGATGTAGGTCCCGAGCGTATAGCGCGACGGGTTCGTCAGCGTGGCGACCTCGTAGGTGATCAGTTCCTGGTCGATCAGGCACATCGTCCCGCCGTTGTCGGCCGAAACCTGCGACGCGCCCATCAGGTCGCCGGCCGACTGCCCGAGGTCGAGCCCAACGGTGTCGGTGGTGTCGGGGTCGGTGTTACTCGCGAAGCTGGTCGTCGCGGGGCCGTAGCGGGCCGACCCCTGGATAATCCCAACCTGCTGATAACTCGATCCGTCGGCGCTCACGTTGACATAGCAGCCGCCCCAATTCGGGCCGCCCGCGGCTGCGGCCCAGACCTCGCCTTGTTGGCCTTGGGTGAGGACCGAGGGGGGATTGAAGATATAGGGGCCCAAGGCCGTCGCGCCGCTCGCCGCATAGACCCCGATCGCGACCCCCTGGCGCAACTGTAGCTGCGAGACATACAGGGCGTTCTCGCCGCTCGCCGTCCAGCTATGCGCGCCGGCGTCGCTGAGCACATCGACGAACAGATAGGCGGTCGTGACGCCGGGCAGCTGGCCGCAGACCACGACTTGCCAAATCCCCGCGACCAGCGTGAGGTTCAGGCCCGCGGAGACCGCCACGCCGGTTCCGATCGCGGTCGCTGGCGTCAGGATCACCCCGGCGTTCAGATCGACCTCGATATAGACCCCATTGGCCGCGCCGGAATCGCAGAGCGTCACGCGGGCGTTCTTGCGGACGTTCTTCTGCAGGCAGACGCCGGCGACGTAGTTCAACCCGTCGAAACTCGCGACGCTCTGATGAAGCCCGTGCACCCCGGCGCCGGCTGTCGTGACGATGGTCGAGGCGAGCGTCAGACCATATTGATCCGTGGTCGAATTGGCCGTGATCGAGGTGTTCGTTTTGGTCCAGGCCGCATTCGCCGGGCTGTCGCTGTAGAGCAGCAAGTTGGCCTCGACGCCGCCGGGATCGAGGCTGGTGTTGGCCTGATAGCCGCTCCCCGCCTGGCTCGTGTAGAGCGGCGAATTAGCCACGCCGATCGGGCAGTCCTCCGCGATGATCGCGAGCTTCGCCTTCTCGTCCTGATCAATCTGAATGATCCTCACGGGGTAGGCCGAGAGGCCCAGGCCCGCGTCCGTCAGCTCGACGATATCGCCGGGCTCCAGCAGGGCGAACATCCAGCCGAGCGTGAAGCGGTACTGCGCGCGGATATAGAGCGTGCGCTGGAGGAACAGTTGAGCCGATGCCGCCGCGACATTCGGATCGCAGATCACATGGACGGTCGTCGGGTCCTGCCGGCGCATCCCGTATTGCTGGATATTGGCCGCGTCCGACGCGAGCGCGATG